TACACCACCTACACGCTGGGCGATGGCGCGATCGAGTACACCGACTGCGGCGCCAAAGTCCCCAGTGAAGTGGACCGTGATCCCAAGACCAACGGCGGCCAGGACACCCTGTACACCCGCCAGAGGAAGTGCTTCGCGCCCTACGGTATCTCCTTCACCAAGGCGAGCATGACAAGCCTGTCTCCCACCGCGGCAGAGCTTGAGACCGGAGCAAACTGGGAGCTCGTCAACAACGGCGCAACCACCAAGACCTATATCGAGGACAAGCGCATCCCGATCGCAAGGATCCTGTCCAGAGCATAAGGCTGCCAGAGAGGAGGCCGCATGGCATACCTGACCTACGACGAATATGAGGCGTTCGGCGGCACCCTCACGGAGATCGAGTTCGAGATGGCGGAATTCAAAGCCCGGAAGATGATCGACTACTGGACGGACTGCCGTGTGCAGAACATGGCGTCCGTTCCGGAAGCCGTCAAACGGAGCATGATGCAGGTGATCTCCTACGAGCAGACGTACGGAGTTGACGCGCAGGCGGCACACCCGCTCCTGGCGTCATTCAACACGGACGGATACTCGGAGAGTTACGGGAGCATGACGGAGCAGAACAGCCAGGCGGCCGCAGGGCTGTACAACTCCGTCAGGAACCTGCTCTACGGAGAGAAAGACGACAACGGAGTCCCGCTCCTTTACAGAGGGGTAAACACATGAGAGAAGCAAACGAGACCATAACGGTATTCAATGCCAAGGTGGACGCAGACGGCTTCGACGTGTGGTACCCGTCAACGATCAGAGGGGTTTCCTGGCACGCGAGAGTCGCATCCACGGTGACCGCAGACGGCCTGCGCGCCGCGAACGAAGTGACCATCCGAATCCCGGCCACGGCGGACCTGGGCGGCAAGACCTACGTCGAGCCGGTCGCATACCCAGACAGCGAACCGGCGTCCACGTTCACCCTTCAGCAGGGGAGCATGGTGATCCGCGGAGTTGAGCCGCAGGCCCTGACCCAGAGCGAGCTCATGGCGAAGTACGGCCAGTGCCTCACGATAGTGGGTGTCACAGACAACCGCCACCGCCCGCGGGAGCCGCACATCAAGATAGTGGGGACATAACCATGATCGAATTCGCAGGAACGCTCTTCGACGATTCCAACGCCAACGACCTGCTGAACCGCCTGGGGCTCCAGGATGGCGGGCCGGTCCAGGCGACCATAGACAAGTCCGTCATAGACTGGTGCCTGCAGTACGTCCCATGGGAGACCGGAAGCCTCGGCAAGAGCGCATATGGAGCAACCGTGATCGGAAGCGGGATGGTCGTCTACCCCGGGCCGTACGCACATTACATGTACTACGGCGAGGTGTACGGACCAAACATCCCCGTCTTCGAGGACGACTCCGGAGTACCCACAAGATGGTTCTCCCCGCCCGGGAGGAAGAAAACACCGACCGGCAGGAGCCTCACCTATGCAACCGACGTGAACCCGCTCGCGGGCAGTTTCTGGTTTGAGAGGATGAAAGCCGACCACCTCGAGGACATCAAAAAGGAGGCGTTAGCAAGTGTCGGAAAATAGCAACGCGGCGGCACTGAGGGCATGGTTCAGAACATGCCCGGCACTGGCAGACGGAAAGCGGTTCCGGCAGGATTACCTCGCAGAGGCGCCAACGGAATACGCCATCTTCTCAGTCCCGTCCACACTGGCCACAACGGAGAACATCCTCGGGCAGACCGTCCTGCTGGACACCCAAACGGAAAACTTCATCTTTGCATCGAAGGAACCGTACGGGGCAGACACCCTGCAGAACCTCAAGAACCTCGCGTTTTACCAAGAGGTGATGGAGTGGATCGTTCAGCAGAACAACGCGGGGAACTTTCCGGAGTGGCAGGGCGGAACGATAAAGGGAATCCTGCCGTCGATCACGGCATCCCCCGTCCAGATCGGATCAAGCGCCGCAAAATACCAGATACAGATCAGAGTAACTTATAGGAGGAACTAACATGCCTGATACCATTACCGGCAAGATTGCACGGAAATACATGGCCCATTATATCGATACCTCGTTCGGCGGACAGACCGCATCCTATTACAGGATCGGCGAGGACCTCGAGGAGTACACCGTCGACATGAACCCCGACACCGAGCTCCGCAAGAACATCCTCGGCAATACCACCTTCGAGCACAACGGCTACGAGCCCAGCGCATCCGGCGATCCTTTCTACGCGCGCGTAGGAGACGCACTGTTCGAGAAGCTGCAGGACATCGTAGATAAGCAGGCGAACGACGACAGCTGCAAGACCTCTATCTGCGAGGTCCATCTGTGGGAGGCTGGCACTGCCACCGGCAGCTTCGTCGCGTATAAGCAGGACTGCTACGTCGTGCCTACATCCTACGGCGGCGACACTTCCGGCTATCAGATCCCCTTCGACGTCAACTATATCGGCGAGAGGAAAAAGGGATCGTTTGTCCCGGACAGCAACGGCGGCGGCACCTTTACCGCGGCAAGTGAATAAGCACGGCAGATAAACAGAATAACGAGCAGCAGGGGGGCAGGGGTGTAAAGCTCCTGCCCATTTTTTAGGTTAATGAGGAGGGCAAAAGCCATGGCAGAAACCAACGTGACAAAGAATGTGATCCGCATAGACGACGGCCTGCGCAGGGTGTCGATTGAGAACATGGCCGGACAGGAAGTCGGTGTGTTTTATTTCCGCCCCACGGATGTAGGCATCATCGGCAGGTACGACAAGCTGATCGGCCAGTTCGACGAAATCCTGAAACCTCTGGAAGATGCGAACCTGAACAGAGCAGGAGAAGCCGCAGACCCTGACGACGAAGCAACGTCGAAGGCCATCGCGGTGGCGACGGACAAGCTGAACGCACTTCTGGACGAACTGTTCGACGGAAACTTCTCCGAGGCGTTCTTCGGAAAGATCAACCCCTTCTCCCCGGTCGGCGGCAGGTTTTACTGCGAGGCGGCCATCGAGATGGTGGGTGCATACATCGAGCAGGAGTTCGGCGCAGAGGCCGTTAAGATGAACGATCACATCAGCAAGTACACGAATCAGTTCGAGGGTAAGAAATGAGCTACCGCGCGTGGGACCTTCCGAAAAGTGTAGAGGTAGGGGGCAGGACATGGGGAATCCGGTCTGATTACAGGGCGATCCTGACGATCATCACCGCCTTCGAGGACCCCGACCTCACACCCCCGGAAAAGCAGTACACGGCCCTGCGCATCTTTTATCCGCAGTTCGAGAAAATGCCGAAAACCATTTACAGAGAGGCATACGACGAGCTGATGCGCTTCATCGACCACGGCGCGGAGGACAAAGACAAAAAGCCGCCGCACCGCGTGATGGACTGGGAGCAGGACGCAAACATCCTGTTCCCGGCCATCAACAAGGTCGCCGGGAAGGAAGTGCGCGCGCTTGATTATTTGCACTGGTGGACCTTTATGGGGTACTTCATGGAGGTCCATGGCGGGGTTTTCGGAACGGTCCTGCAACTCAGGCAGAAAAAGGCGAAGCACAAAAAACTGGAAAAAGAGGAGCAGGAGTTCTGGAGAGCAAACCGGGATATATGCGAGCTCAGGCCAAAGCTCTCGAAAGAGGAAGAGGAAGAGAAAGCCCGCCTGAAAGCCCTTCTGGGCGGGTAATGAGGAAACGACATGGCGCAAAACTATGACGGCAGCTTGAGGTTTAACACCAAGCTCGACAATACAGGATTCAAAAAGGGCGCACAGGAACTCGCGCAGGAGGCAAAGAACGCCGGACGGGAAGTAGAGAAGGCCGGTAAAGGCATAGACAAGGCGTTCGACGTTGACACCAAAAAGCCGTCCAATGCGCTGAACGAGATCGGGGATAAAGCGGACAAGACAGCCGAACAAATGTCCAACGCCGCATCCGAGATTCAGAAGGCGGCAGAAGGGATCAACGACGCTCTCCATGGGATCGGTGGACCCGTAGACGCGGCGGATACCGGAGACATCATGGAGTCGCTGGATGATCTGCGCGCCATGATCGACTCCCTCCGCGACATTCCTCCGGTGAACCCGCTCGAGGGCGCGAGCGAAGGCGCAAACGAACTGGCCGGAGCCATGCAGTCGGTCCAGGAGGCAGGCGACGTCACCCCGAAGATTTTCGACGAGATGGCCAGCGCAACCGACGAGGAGCGCGCAAACCTCGACGAAATCTTCTCACAGCTCGAATCACTCGGCCAGGACAGAATCACGATCCCCGCCCCGGAGATAGACGATAATGACATGTTCGGCCGGGAGAAGGAAGCAGTAGACTCCCTCAAAGCAAAAATCCAGCAGATGGGAGACATGCTCAAGTACATCTTCGGCAAGGGGAACAGACCCGCCGGAGACGACGCATACTCCCAGGAGCTCGAAAAACAGCGCACGGAACTCGAAGAGATCAACCGCGTGCGGCAGGAGATGGGAGCGGAGCCTTTACGGCTTCCCTCAATATCGGAGAATGATCCGGATTTTGCAGACAAACTTCATGATGTTATTGCGCGTGCAAAGGAGGTCGGCGCAGGAATCAAAGGGGCCATCGGGCAGGCGTTTACAAGCGCAGGCACGGCGGCCTCTTCTTTTGGCGGCAAAGCTAAAGAGGCCCTGTCGGGCGCCAGGAGCGCCGCTACGGGCCTCGGAGCGGCAATGAGGGATGGAGCCACAGGGCTCGCAGACTTCGCGCGTACTGCCGCAGGGAGCGCCGCAAACGGCATCAAACAGCTCGGGGCCAACATGGCCAGCGCCGCAGGATCAGTAAAGGATTTTGTGGTTAACGGAGTCCGGGGAGCCGCATCCGGAATACAGCAGGCCGTAGGAGCTATCAGGAACTTTGTCACTTCCGGAATCCAGGGAGCCATCTCCGGTATACAGAACTTCGGCTCGTCTATCGCATCAGCCGCAAAGGGAGCCGCGTCCGGGTTCACACAGATGCTCGGCCCCGTTGGACAGGTGGCCGCAACCATCGGCAGGATTGCTGTTACAGGTGCGGCTCAGGCGCTCAGAGCGATAGGAACCGCGGCAGTAAAGGTGGGCGGAGCCCTGGCGTCCATGGGACTCCAGGCAGTTATTACAGGGCTCAGGAGCCTCGCCTCGGCGGCTGCCGGAGCGGCCGCAAACCTGGTCAGGATGGTCGGCGGCGGAGTGATCGGAGGGCTCAAAAAACTGGGCTCCGCGATCCTTGGAGTCGGAAGCGCCAACAACAAAATGAACGGTGGTTTTAAGCTGTCGTTCGGAACGATCCTGAAGTACGGCTTCGGAGTCCGGAGCTTGTATTTCCTGTTCAACCGCCTCAGACGGGCCATGCTTGACGGCTTTAGTCAGATAGCGGCAGGAGACAGCCAGCTCGCCGGAAGCATCAACGGATTAAAGACCGCCCTGGCCAACCTGAAACTGAGTTTTGCGTCGGCCTTCGCACCGATCGTGTCAGTCGTCCTGCCATACATTACAGCCATGGTAAACGCCCTTTCCACGGCAATAAACACCATAGGCATGTTCATGGCCGCCCTGACCGGCAAAAAGACATACAAAAAAGCGGTCGCCAACCTCGGCGGTGTACAGAACGCCGCGGAAGGTGTAGGAAGCGCCGCGAAGGAAGCAAAGAGACAGCTCGCCGGATTCGACAAACTGGAAATCCTCTCCGCCAACGGAGGCGGCGGAGGTGGAGGCGGCGGAGGCGGCGGAGGCGGCGGAGGAACCTCATTCGAGGATGTAGCCATCGACTCCGGAATAGCCGACTGGGCCGACAAGCTCAAAGAGATGTTTGCCAACGGTGACTACGAGGGC